CAGCAATCATCGGCACTCGTGGTGCGCTCCTAGCGCTTCGCGATGCGGTTGATCGGGCATTGCAGCATTGGAATGCCGTCGAAGAAATGTTCGTCAACGACGGTGAGGGATATGTTCTCTATGTCCACGTCCTCAACGAAGAGGATATGCGAAAGATGGCGCTGCCCTACACCGATGAGATGGCCATGGAGCGTGACTCTGGCGCTACGAGGCCGCATCAATTGCAAGATCGCGCAGAACGTCAGTACCGAGAGAAGTTCATCGAGAGCAGGCCGAGCGAAACCAAATGACTGACCGCTTCCCCTACCGCAGGCTGGAAACGGGGCTGCTCAATCGGGCGGGGGTGAGATGAGTTCTGTTTCCCCATGGCTTACCGATGACGAGCTCGCGGAGCTGACCGGCTATAGCTGGCGCTCCAAGCAGCAGCACGCATTGGCCCTCATGGGAATTGCTTTCAAGGTCAACCCGCGCGGGCGTATCCTCGTCCTGCGAGCGGTGCTTGGCGAGAAGCCGACTCAAAGCGTTCGTCCCGATTGGTCTGCGATGAAGGGGAAGGCTGCGTAATGGGGCGCACCAGATCAAAGCTGAAGCATTTGCCGCGGCGGATGCAGCTGAAGGCGGGGACGTACTGGTATGTCTATCGGAAGGACGGGAAGTACATCTGGGAGAAGCTGGGTCGGGAATATGGCGTTGCCCTGATGAAGTGGGCAGAGATCGAGGGACGTTCGCCAAACTCAGGAAGGACGATCTCGCATGCCATCGGTCACTACATCGAGACTGAGCGCGGACGCCTCAGGGCGAAAACGATCTCCGGCTATCAGCATTCGGCAGCCAACCTCATCGGACCATTCGGCAAGATGGGGCTCGGAGATCTCACCGCGAACGACGTTTACGAATACCTGCGGCGCGCCGGGAATGTTCAGGCTAACCGCGACAAGGCTCTGTTGTCTGCCGTCTACACGGCCGCAAGGTCTTGGGGTTGGTATGCGGGGGAGAATCCTGCGATCGGCGTCAGACGCAATCCAGAACGCGCCAGAACGCGCTACGTGACCGACCCGGAGCTTTCGGCATTGATCGTCGCCGCCAAGCCTCAGATGGCCTGCATCATTCGTCTAGCGTATCTGACGGGCCTACGCGAAGGGGATGTGCTGAAGATCCGGCTAGCCGATATCTGGGACGATGGAATCTACGTCCAGCACGGCAAGACGGAGGCGAAGCAGCTGATCGAGTGGACTGACGAACTTCGCTCAGTGGTCGCCGACGCTAAGGCGCTGAAGCGCAAGATCGGCAGCCTGTATCTGTTCGCGGGGAGAAAGGGCCAGCCCTATACCGGAGACGGCTTCAGGGCGATGTGGCGCAGGGTGAAGATTCGAGCCGGGCTGAAGGATGTGACCTTCCACGATCTGCGGCGGAAGGCGGCTTCGGATGTGAGCTTGGAGCACGCCAAGTCGCTCCTACTGCATCAGAGCGAGGCCACGACACGCAAGCACTACCGCGCGAAACCGGAACGGGCGAAGCCAGTAAAATGACTTCTAGTATCGGATGTCGCAAAGCCTTGGAAGCCGCATTCTTTCGTGCGGCGATGCGCCGAATACTAGAAGCTAGAACCGGCAATAGTGAGCTGTGCGCTCAATACCTTGCGCGATTTCCCACAGCCGACTGTTAATCAGAGGGTCGTTGGTTCGAGTCCAACTTCGGGCGCATCAAATCAATAGCTTACAGCAACTGTCGCACGGACCCATTTCCGATATTTCGGCACACTTCTATTATCGAGGCCGAACCTCAGGCCGGAAGACGTGCCGGTGAAGGGATGACGTAATGAGCTTACGTCGCTTCCATGAAGGCGATGTTTGGTATTACCTAAATCAGCCGAACGCGATCTGCCCGGCCGGCGCAATCTCAACGATTGTCGGCACTTCGCGAGGAATCGCCTCGGTGAAGTTTCCGGGACCGACCTTGATTGAGAAGTCGTCCCAAATGTCGCCGTAGATGGGCTCAACGCCCGGCGCGGTTGTGGTGTAGGAAGCCATTAGCCTGCCGGGTATCCGGTCCAGTCGTTCGAGGTTTGCAGCAAGAGTCCAGCGCCACTAACGCCAGCCGAACGATACAATTCATAGGTTGACCCATTCGCATCAGTGAATGAATCAGCCTCGCCGATAGTGCTGATGGTTGACGCAGGGATATACCAAAGGTGAGGTACGCAGAATCGGTCAATCGAAGGCAGAGGCCCTTGCGTGGATAGCGTAGACGTGCCGGTCGCATGCAACAGCATCTTCTTCCGCTCGAACGCCCCGTCTGGGACAGCGGTGATTACAGGCATGCTGTTAAACAATCCAGACTGCGAGGCGGTCGGATAATCAGGGGTAAGGACTTCGCTTTTGATCGTTCCAAGCACATTCCGCATGGCATATAGCCTGTTTTGCGTGCCGGACGCATTTGGAACGGTAGCCCCTGTCATTGTCACCATCGAGGTAGCGCTGCCAGTAGAATTCTGGACGCCTATTACCCACCTGTAAGGGTCTGACGCATACCTGCTAGCGCACTTGAATGCGAAAAACAGAACCCATTGATCTACGCCCCCGCCGTATCGCGAGGCGTAAATGATCCCATCCTCGCAAACGAGAATGCGGAAGTCGCGCGACGTGGTACCAGCTCCATTAGAGATTTGCCAGATGCAAGAGCCGTCAGCCACCTGCGACGGTAACGGAATCGGGTCAGTCAACGTCCCGCCAGACTGCGACTCGGCAAGCCGCATCGTGGCGTAGTATTGCTGCCCTGAAACGGTGTTGTCGTGGTTGCACATCAACACGATTCCGCCGCCGTTCGGAGCCCAAATGCGCTTCTTGACCGGCGATCCGCCATCGTTGTAAACGCTCGTCCAGTTGCTATTGGACGTGAGCGCCCAATCAAACAGCGCGGGCAAGTCGCCATTGGTGCCTGAATTTCGCGGCGCTCCAGACGAGGACTGATTCAGCAGCGCGAAGTTGGAATAGGCCATCAGAAGTTCCTCCGCGCCGGGATGAACAGCGCAAACCAAGTGACCCCGGCCGTGTTGACCGTCGGCACTACCGAAACCATGTCCCCCCTTGCGATTGGTGCGTCAGTCCACGTAGAGGTCGAACCGCTCGACGTGAAATCGGTCGAGTTGCCAGAGAGCGACGGCAGCGCACTGGCGCAGATGCTGTCGCCAGAACCAGGAAGCGTGTTGCCGAATGCGCGCTTGCGTATGTCTACCGTGAACGTCCCAGAAGACGGAACGGGAGACACCCATAGCTGCCACGTATCCGAAGTGCCGGTCGAGTAGTCGTACTCGCCGGTACTCATGCTGCGCGTTTCGGATGCGCCGATGAGGATTTCATCGCCCCCGATGGCGCCGTAAGATGCGACGATGCCAGCCTCGGTGTAGGTGACGCCGCTACCGCCAGTGGACGAGACGATTGGTCTCCTCGGGTCTGTGTAATCGACGGATATGTTATCTCCAGCTTCGATTCTGGTAATCGGAGCGATTACATCTCTAAACCCACCGTCTGTATCTGTCGCTCCCAGAGCATCCTGAGCACGGACTTCAAATACATAGAAGCCGCCAGGAGTCAGGTCACTCGGAGCGAACCCTGAAATTATCCCGGTGATTGGGTCTAAGGTAGCCCAATCAACCCAGAATTCTTCGTAATCAGGATCTTTTATGTAGGTGACTGGATCGACTCCGCCAGTACGATTCATGACAAACGAGAACGGCTGGCCGATAATGATGACATCGCCAGGCGTGCCGACGCTAATCGATAGCTTTTCCGCAATCTCAATCGTTATCGGAATATCCAGTGTGTCTGTCCCATCTGTCGCATGGACAGTCGCATAGCTGATACCAGCGGGATCGGTAGGCGTTCCGCTCAAGAGCCCGTGAGTATCCAACGTCAGCCCGGCCGGCAAGGTTCCATCGTATGTGAAGCCGGAAGTCAGCAGCGTTCCAGAAGCATCGTAGACACGGAACTGGTAGCTATATGCTAGGTCGATCTCGCCCTTCGGCGGTGGCGGGCCACGCCAGAACAACTGCGACTGAATCGTGATCGAGAACGAATGCGCGAACGTCGCCGATGACGAATCCGCGACCTGCGCTATGAAAGTGAATCGCCCCGCAGTAGTAGGAGTGCCAGTAATCCGGCCAGATAACGCATCGACGGATAACCCATCAGGAAGAACATTCGGATCGCTGGAAATGATGCTGTATGAATAGGGTGAAGTACCGCCTTTTCCGACCAAAGCCAGCCCAGAGACAGCGACACCGCGATAGTACGGCCCCGCTGAAACCAGACTAAGCAATAGCGGGTTATCGCCACCCGGAGTCTGTATCTGGATGGCGAGATTGTTTCGTTGATTAGCCATTACGTGGCCTCGATGAATTGCGGTGCCCACGACCAGTACGGCGGACTGTCCATGGAAATCTGCCCTACATTCGATAGGCGGCAGAGCATCCAGTTGGTCTGCATGTAGTCTTGGTCATAGCGAATCGAACCGTGGTCTGAACCTGCGCCCATACCCGAGTCAGGGTGATCGCAGATTGCGAATACGCGCAGGGTCGATAGCATCATTTGCAGCGTCTTGATGTCGATGTATCCACCAGCGCCATTTGCGATTCCGGAGTTCGAACCGCCGGTAATCTGCTTCGTCGTGAACATGCCGAGCTCGACGCCGACCTGCCAGAACGGCTTACGCATCAGCGCCCATAGCTGACCGCCTGTACTGCGTCGAGTAGCCGTAGGGTCTTGCAGAGAGCGATTGATGGATGAACGCGAAAGCGAGGGAAGCTGGATGACTCGGCCGACATAGATTTCGCCGATAGAAAACTCGGCATTGGCTGCGATGCTCGCAACGCCGTTAACGTCGTTATAAATACGGATCGTGAAACTCGTTCCAGTCGTCTGCGGGACAAACCATGCGTTGCGTTCGCCGCGAGCATCTTCGACAAGTAGCTGCGTGATAGATTGGCAAACCATCTTTGTGCCAGCCGGAAGCGAGCTATTGCAGATTCCAACGACACCTATTCGTGGCGTCGCATCCTTCACCGACCCGATAGTCACGGTGATCTCGACGTAGGAACTGGTGTTTTGCGTTCCTCCTATCCATACCAAGCCCTGCACGGAACCAGTGCGAGCATCAGCGAGGCCGCTGCCATCGTCAGGCGCTGTGAAATCAGCGCCCGCAGCCGATCCGCCGACAGCGAATGTCAGCGAGTAGTCACCATATGCAATGAGCATTAGAAGAAACCGAGGATGGTGATGCGTTGATCGAAGGGGAAGATTTCCCAGCCGATGACTTCGACGGCTGTATTGTCGAAGCCCTGTTCTGGATAGTTCAGAGTGACGACAGTCCCATAGAGAATGTCGCGCACATCGCATTGCAGAGTTGAGCCGAGCTTCGACAGATCATCCCAGTAGGCGGTGAACGTGACGCGCCTACGCTTGCCAGTCGAAACGGTGCCGTCGTCATAGACGCGCGGTGAGAAGATTCCGACGACGCGATCAATCTCAGTCTGACCGTCATCCGCTGAGTCCAGCAGAGAATCGAATACCGGTGCGCCGATGGCGAACGAATACTGTCCTGCCGGCGTCTTGCTGGACGTGCGCTGATACTGCGATACCCGCTTGTAGCGGGTCCGAACGTCAGCCGGAACCGTGTCAAAGTCCGTGACGAAATCGCTATCTGTGAGCGGGTTGTAATTCCTCGTCGTACCGATCAGCGTTGTCAGGTTCGATGCTGGGTCAGCGTCAACCTGTATCGGGCGCAGGATGTTCGTGGAATCGAATACCGCGATAGGGTCCGCATCTTTCGGGTCGATGAGACGCTTTGCCCGAATCTTTCCATCGTGGTCCGTGAAGAGAGTGGCGCAGAACGAATCACAGACGGAACGCAGGCCATCCAGAATGTTGGGCTGTTCTGTGACGTGGTAGCCGAACTCGTATTCCGTCGCGTTATCGATAGCCAGCAAGTCTGACGAACTGTAGATCGTATCCTCTTCGCCAGCGCGGTTAACCAGCCATTCGAAGAAGAAGGAATTAAGCTGGATTCCGCGCACCGGAAGTTCGAGGTATTCCCCCAGTTCTTCCAGCTTCACGTCGTAGACAAATCCGAACGCATCTCCCACTGCCGTAAGTCCGACGCGCGACGTACATATGATGATGTACAGCGGACGGTCAGCGCCTGGCGGACAGCGAAACTCGAAAACGTAGGATTGATTCCCGGCAAACCGCACCGTAATTGGCTGGTCTCCAGAGATTGAATCCGCCGGATTCGCAGAAAGTGCAGATCGGAAGATGAATCCACCGGTCACGCCTTCCGGTGGTACAGCCGGAGCTACCGTAGAAAATATCTTCGCGGTCATCCGATAGGCTTTTCCGCCCTTGAGAACGTTGTCCTCTGTGACGAGCCAATCACCGTATCGAGAGATGGAAGGAAGGAAGATTCGCGAGCTGGAAAGCTCCGCCATTGGTGCTGGATAGTCGGGCGGACCGACCTGTCGAAGAAGGCTTCCGGGGTTATCGCTCCAGTCCCAGCCGACCGGCGCGCCGCCAGAATCCCAATCATCGAACTCTCCGATGCCTTCCAGTACGTCATCCGAACCAGGAATGACTACCTGAGCGCCAGCCGTCGAACAATCGACCGTGAGCTTGTTCTTCGCCTCAGTCGCGAGCTGTAGCCCGGAACCGCTGAGCGCCGGCACGTAATCCGGTGGCGTCGCATTCGGGTCGAGAATTGCGCCACCCACTCGCGCAGCGGCGACGTTCGACATCGGCATATCGCCGAGCTGATAGATGAGGTTTTCGGCATCGATCAGCAGGGGGGCCATGTTCCGAACAGCGCCTAGCGAAATCGGCACCATCCGGTTAGCTGCCCCAGAATCCACGAACGGCGGGTTGTAGCGAACCGGCAGCGGCTTATCGAGTCGCGACAACGTATCGCGCAGAGTGATCGTTACGGTTGTCTCATTCGACGAAACGTCATCGAGGATTGCGGTAATGACCGTAGGCGAATCGTTCACCATCGTCGCCGTTCCGAACGCCATGGCCGGCGTGAGCTTGATGACGACCGTCGAATCGCGAAGGTCAGCGCCGACAAGGAAGGCATAAAGACCGTCCTCGTTATCCAGAGTGAGATTGCCTATCGCGGCGAGCTGTACGGATGTATCACCGTGCGGCCACACAATGGGCTCACGTCGAATCGAGAAGTCATTGGGATTGAGAAGGCGCGCCTGATAAACTTTGCTGGCCGGCGTGTCCGTCGATAGCGTGACGATCCCTTCATCGGCGATCGAGATATAGAGCGTCGCGATGCCTTCGGTGTTGATCTCATACCAGCCATCGAAATCACGATCGTGATATCCGGGGAATCCGGTCATACGATCGGCGCCGGTTGATTTTCGAAGGCGCGCTGTCCGAAATTGACGAACGCGGAAAGGTCGCCAGCGGCTTGATCGCCGCAACCAACGCTGACGATCAGAACCCAGAACTTGTCCGTCGGAAGATCGACATATCCAATCTGAGAGCCTTCGAGGTACCACGTAGCGAGAGGCGCGCCGATGCGGTCAAAATCCACGGATAGGCCGAGGCAGCGCCTCTCTGCGACGGCCAGCGTCGATCCGCTGTCTATCTCTGAACCTGCATTCCAAATGCCGCCATCGGCCGGGCGGAAGGCATAACTCTTGCCGCTAGCGCCTCCCGCCATCTCATCCAAAGGTGCATCAGTTTCGGCCAGTCCGAAGGCGCATAGGCCGCTAAGGTCGCCTCGAAACTGCGAATAGAAGTAACACTCTGCATAGACCTGACCGACTGCCTTAGGAATTGTCGATAGCACCGACCTTCCGGCGTCAAGTCCGATCTGATCCGTGGTAACGACGAGATTCCCTAGGTCGAGCGCGAGCCCCGGACCCAGGGCGTTTGGGTTCAGGGTGGCGAAGTTCTTGTTGGGCATTACCGCGTCGTCGCTGCTGCCGTAGGCGGACGAGCACTTCGAGGATTGCCGGCGTGGTTGGAATGACGGCTCACGGAACGACCGATGGCATCGGCGTCTTCATCCGTAATGTTCCTGCCTCGGCTGCCGTGTCCGCTATGACCTCCGCCGCGACTCGATCCACTGCCATTCGAGTCAGGATCTACGTTCGGATCAGTGCCTGACAGCACGTCATAAATCTTCGTCAGGATGGCGACAATCGATGCCGTGTTCTCACCGTTGTCGTCCGTCTGCTTCTGGATCGCAGTGATGTATTCTTCGGTCTGCTTCTCGTTGAGCCCGAGGCCCTTCTCGAAATCGGCAAGGTTGATGCCCATTTCTTGCAGAACCTGCTTCCAATCCTCGCCCTTGAATGAGGCAATCTCGGCAACCTGTTGGGCCAGCGTCTGGTACTGCTGAAGCTGCGCCGCGGCCTGAAGCTGCTGCTGCTGTTTGAGAAGGTCATGAAGCCGCTGCGATTCGGCCGCAGAGAGCCCGCCACCGCCGCCACCAAACCCAGCGCCGCCAATCTGCGTAGCGGCCCCAGAACCGCCCATGGCCTGCACCATGTTGAACAGGGCCGTGTACTGCGCCGTAGACGAATACAGGCGGCGTCCGATCTCCAGAACCTGGTCCTGAGTGACCGTTCCAGCTCTGAGCCCTTCTAGCGCCTTCTGTAGCTTCTGCTGGTCATTGAGCGGTGACAGATCGCCGAGCAGGAGGTCCATCGCATGCTTGGCGTTGTCGGCGGCCGTCTGCATGGCCTGACCGAAGTCGCGGACTGCGTTCGAGCTAGTGTTCGCCTTCGCCTGCAGCCGCTCGATCTCTGCGTTGACCTGATCCAGCGAGCCAATCGTCGTTAGGCCGAGACTGAAGGCCAGCGACTGGGCCGATGCCTGTAGCGCCGCGAACGCCTGCTGCGCCTGCTGGGCGGCGTACTTGTGGATGTTAGCGAGGTCTTGTTCCGATGCGCCCGCAGCACCAGCAGCCTGAGCAAGCGCGTTCGCCTGCTTGATGTTGGCCTGCATCTGCTGGTTGATCTGCGAGAGCGTGCCCTCGAAGTCGTCCACGTAGTTCGTGGCCGGCTTGAACTGCCCAACGAACTGATCGTATTGCGCCTGCGCGGCCATGAGCCGCTGTAGCGTCTGATCGACCGTCTCGCCGAAATGCTGCGAGGTCTCGGCAAGGTGAAGCAGCGCAGAGGTCGATTGGTCGCTGCCGAGCGCTAGGAACGTCAGCCCCTGATTGAACCCGAGCTGGGCCGTGGCGAGATCGTTCGTGATCGCATAGAGGTCATCGGCGTTCTGGCGATACTTGTCTATCGCTTCCGAGAGCTTGTCGTCGAACTGGCCAAGGATCGCGAGCTCGTTCTCGGCGACAATTCGCTCTTGGAACTGCTGGACCGTATCGTTGTCGTAGGTAACGCCGTTGACGGTCGAGGATGAGGATGTGACGTTGCCGTGTTTGTCGAACGTCTGCTCGAACGTGCCGCCGACAATATCTCCCATCGTCACGCCAAACTGTTTAGCGAAGTCCTCGGTTCCGGACTTGAGCTGGGCGAAAAACTGGTTTGCAGCGTCAACAGCCGCCTGATCGGTATAGGCGTGTTCCTCGTAGTACGAACCGCCGAAGAGAGGTTTTTGACCCTTCAGTGTGTAGTGCGATGCGACATCGGCGCCGCCTGCACCAATGCTTAGCGTAGAACCGCCACCCACAAGCTTGTTTGCATCTGTGCCGAATAGCTTGCCCCCAGAAATCATATCCACCAGCATCGCGGCGAGCGCGATCCAGCCGACGACGGGGATCGCGGCGAAGGCACCCGAGACGCCGGCGGCGAAGCCGGTGCCTGCAGCGGCCGACGCAAGGCCCGCTCCGGCCGCGTAGGTGCCGACACCGTAAGTGATGCCGCCAGCTGCGCCGCCGAGCGCACCGCCCTGCTGATAGCGGTTGTACCCCGCATACAGAGCGCCGCCGATGCCGAGCGCTTGGCCGAAACCTGAGCCGTAACCGCCATATGCGCCGGTGTACCCGGCCGAACCTTGGCCCGGCATATTCACGCCGAGACCGGACGAGTAATCGACCGTGCCGTGCGTGCCGTACCAGAAATTGCCCGCCGCCGTCGAGAACCCGTTCCAAATCTGCTTGCCGGCCGTGAACAGCGAGATGCCGCCATTCGCCGTGCCGAAGAGGTCCGTTCCGCCGCCACCCGAAGAGCCGCCAATTACAGCACCGCCGACGCTGCCGAGCACCGGAAGCAGAGAACCGCCGCCAGCAATCATCGAGCCGCCGAAGATAGCGTTGAGGATCGGATTGATGATCGCGAGCTTCGCGAAGTAGGCGATGATTTGCTCTACAACCTGCTTAGCTATATCGGTAAGCGACTTCATCAGCGAGCCGCCCTCGACGACCCATTTGCTGAAGGCGTCAGCAATTGAATTGCCGGCGTTGGTCCAGATGGATGTGAACTCTTGCGCTACGGCGCGCGATTGCTTCGCGGCCTCGGTAAGGTCATACGTGGATGCGGCGGCGGCGGCGGCGCCCTTCTGAACCTCATCAAGCGTCTGCTTATTCTTTATTAGAGCATCAGCATTCTTCGTCCATTCATCGGTCGCCTTCTGAACGGCTTCCGCGATAAATCGCTGACGATCCGTCATCTGGGCCATCGCCGACTGATCGGCATATTCCTGTTGCAGCCTTCCGAGAATATCGCCTTGTCTATCCAGTTTCGCCTGCTGTTCATCCAACGATTGATTAGCTAGACCAACAGCCTTTGCCATGAAAGCTTGCGCTGCCGCATAGGCTTCAGTCGCTTTCCCCGCCTTATTCCCCGTCTCAATCAGCTGCTGCGAAATTTTGTTGGCTTGAATGACCGTCTGAACATAGTCCTGATAAGCCTTATTGAGCGGGTCTAACCCGCCTTGCATCTTGGAAAGGAATGTGCCCGCAGCAATCTGGGCCTTGCTGTAGTCGTCCAACGCCTTGGCGGCAGCATCAGCTGCATCCTTGTTGGCGATCAATGGCGGCGTAACATGGCCGAGAGATTTTGCTGTCGTATCGGCGCCAGCAGAGACGTTAGAGAATGTGCCGAATAGCTTATCTAGCGAATCTCCAACCTTCAGGACGGAATCTTCGACACCAACTTTCGCGGCAGCCCAAGCGTTCTGAATGCGCTTTGTTCCGGCCTCCCATCCAGAAGCCACTGCTTGCCCAGCCTGATCGGCGAATACTTTTGACTGTCGCAGGTTGCCCTGCATGGCTTGGCCTATAGAAGCAAGATCGAGATATAGGCCCTTGGCGAATCCGTTGAAAACATCGCCGACGCCGCCAACTGAATCACCCAGCGCAAGAACGAAATTGATGAGGACCTTTATCGCTTCGCTGGTGGTTATGGCCGCAAGAGCAATTCCCCTGAGCCCATTCATCACGATAGATGAACTTTGACCATAACCAGAAGAGGTCGTGGACAATTCGACCAGCCACCCCGTCAATGCGTTCAATGCGGGTAGCATTTGTGAAACAACGGCATTAGCAAACCCTTCGGCCTCGATCTTTAACTTCGTTAGGTTGTCGTTGAATTCCTCCGATTGCTTAGCCATGTCGCCGGAGATAACGGCTCCGTATTTCTCGGCTTCCTCGCGAGCCCTTGAGAAACCTTGCCCGCCTAGTTGATTAAGAAGAGGGATTAGATCTGCGCCGGACTTCCCAAAAAGTTCCTGAGCAAGCGCAGTCTTTTGGGCGCTATCTCGGTAGCTGGAAAATTTCTGCGCGACTTGGGCGAGAAGTTCATCCGTGGAACGAAGATTTCCATTGGAATCCTTGAGCGAGACCCCAATCGCCTGAAAGGCAGCGGCCTGCTGCTTGCTACCGCTGGCTGCATCAGCGGCATTTCTTGCAAGCTTGGCTAGGCCGCCCTGAAGCTGATCGATCCCTACATCGCTCAATCTAGCCTGAACATTGAGAGCGGAAAGATTCTCTACAGAGATGCCCAATTTCTGGGACATCTTGTTGAGCTGATCGGCCGTATCGATAGCTTGCTTGCCGAACTCGACTAATCGCTCTACCGCAAATGCGGCTACTACCTTTTTTGCTATGTCAGCCAAACCATCACTAACAGATGATGCCGCATGATTCCACGTGTTGGCCGCCTCGCTCGCATACCGCTGATTCAGCGCGTTAGCTTTGCCTAGGTCAGATTGTAGCTGTGCTACATCAGCTCTTAGGCCGATGACTAGCGAGGCAAGATCAGCCATTTACCAGCGGCTCCAGTTTCGTTGCAGCATTTCGATGGGTTCTTCGTCGTCCATATCGGACTCTTCTTCTCGCTCACGCTTGGCGAACGGCATGAAATCCAAAGGACTAGCAGTCCGCGAATTGGCGGATGCGAACTTGTTGCGAATCTCTGCCATCAGCATTCCGTGCGTAAGCCAGAAGTTTGATTCGTCGTCGAATGGATAGCGGGCGTAATAGGCGCGCAGCTCGGCTGCTTCCGCGCTAGTCATGCATCGCTTGGCGATACGCGGAAGCAGCCCGGTGCGAAGACAGAAGGCCCACCAAACCTTCTGGCCGCCCGCTATTCGTTTTTTGCTGCGTCCTGCCCTGCCTTGTTGAGTCCATTCACTTCAAGGGCGGCGTCTTGCAGTTTGTTGGCAAGTTCGTTTGGCAGCTTGCCTGCCTCTTCTGGCTTCAATGTCAATCCGCCTTTGTCATCGCAGATGATTTTCGATAGCAAGCGATTGCGAAGCCCTCTGTTCTTCTTCGGGTCTTTGTCAATATTGCTGAAGAACTCTTCCGCCTCATCAGCCATCAGCAGGCGGAAATAGAACTTATGCGTCCTGCCCTTGAACTCGATATCGCGATCAACATAGGTCGTGCCGATGAACTCGGCCAAATCATCAAGAAACATATGGATTAGTCCTTGCCGTCTAGGATGCAGCCGACATGACGCCGCGCGACGGCAAGGGCGCGCGTTGGGGATGCGCCATGCCAGCTGCAAAGGGGAGTTGCCGTTTAGTGGCGCTTAGGCCTTGTAGTGCATCGTGCGAGGGCCGCTACGCTGGACCTGCATCTGCGAGGTCACGAGAGCATTCTTCGCAAAGTCGAGCGGAAGGTCGGCGATATAGCCGTCGAAGCTGGTGAAGGTGCGCGTGCCCGGATAGGTGATCGTCCCTGACATATCAACGGTCGGCGGGATATTCTTGCCATCAGGCCAACCGATAGCCCACGGAACTTTTTCCTGCGTGTTGAACAACTCCCAAAGTTCCTGGTGCGAAACCTTAGACGGGTCGAAGTTGAGATTAACTGTGATCTGCCCTGGATCCGGCATGCCGGCGAGATATTGCATTTCTTCATCGTCAAGACAAGTGTCGTCGATCTTGCTGGCGGCACCGCCGAGTCCAGTGATGCCGGTCGGACAACCGATCTGCACCATCGAATAGCCATTGCTGTTCTGGATACGCACATACATCTGCGTGCCCTTGGTTTGAACGCCCATCTCTTTTTCTCCATCGCGATGCGGATGCGACGCCTCACGGCGTTGCGGGACGGCTGCTTCACAGCAGTCGCTTTCCCGAACGTGCACGGTTCGGAAATTAAAAAGGCCAGCATGGTGGCTGGCCTTGAAATGCATGCCGTTTATCGCAACGGCTGCGCCGGGTTCACTCGCTACTGAATCGCTCGCTTACCGGGGGAATGAGATACGCGCGTTACTCATCCCTTGTGCGGTGTCACACAGGCTCTGCTGCGGTCCGCACTTATCTAGGATTCCATATCTCCACGTCGAATGACCAGCGGAACAATTTGGTGTCATTCTCGAATGAGGACCAAGGACCGAACACGATATTTCCGATACCTTCGCAAGCATCTGCTGCCGCTTGAATCATTTGCCTAGACTCCCTCTGCGATTCGCTGAAACAATCGACCTGCACTCGTTGATCGTCATCTTCAGGATTGGCGGATAGCTGAATCTCAGGGACAGCGGAAACGATAGCCCAGACCGTATAAGGGCGTTGCGCGTTTTCAGGCGCTACGGTCTGATAAATTCGTTGGCTAATCGCAATCAACATGGATGATCCGCTAAGCGCCGATTGGACTGGTGGAGGCTGTACGGTCACGAATTTCCCCCGAGTCTCCGCACGCTCCGTTCAATGGCTTTCGCAAGCTCATCACGAATCAAGGTCGGCAACGAACCTTTGTTTTCCTCGAAGGCTGGGCGCATATACGGATAGGCTGGCTGATGAGAAGTTCCGAACTCCAGGAACTTTCCATAGAACAACGGGCCGTAGAAGTTGTATTCGAGACCAATGCGGCCTTGACGGATATTGCGCGAGTTCGATTTGTATGCCTTCGCCTTCGCGCGAACCGTAACCTTCACACCAATCTGCCCTTCTGGCGGCTTGGTGTATTTCGTAACGATGATATTCTCGGCAAGCGTTCCAGTTTTGCGACGAACTCTCGCCTGAGCCGATGCCTGTACGACCTTGCCGGCCTTGCCCAGCGCATATCTAATCGGACTAGCGGCCGCCTTCGGGCCATATTCCTGACCAAGCGCTAACAACTGTTTCTCAAGCTCGCGCAGCCCAGTTACTTGGACAAGGTCAACCACGGTCAAAACACCGCAGATCGGAATCTGGCGTCATATTCACTATGCCGAATCCTTCCTTCTTCATGATCTTTCCTAGCTCGGAAAGCTGTTGCTCGAAAACCTTGAAACGATTGTCCTGTGTCGTCCGCAAGGTTCCGCCGTGACGGCCGAAGTAGTGATAGCCATTGCGGTTATGGTTCTCATAGCCGTATAGCTGAATCAGCTTCGGCTCGTCGGAATCAGCCATGAGCCGGCGCGCTACTTCAAGCGCCAATACACCGGAGCTAGATCCAGTGCCGATGGTGTTTCCAAATACGCGCTCGACACCATTGATTTCGTTTGAGCTGAACTTGCGGCCAGTGAAGTCCTTGGCGTCAGGATTCGCTCGCCACCATGCGAAGTCTTGTGCAGCCAATGCATGTGCCCAAGGCGCTAGGCGGAATGCATCGTTGACGACGACGACCAGATCAAAAAGTGCGCATGAAACCGCTACGGCCTGAGACATGCTCGGCCCGGTCGCTAGAATGGCGCACTTCATGCTGCCTTCTTGAGATTCGCTCGCGCCGCTTCGTGCCAGATTTCGTCGTGCTCGGCGCCAGCCCATCCTGTCGTGAATGGACCGCCGTTCGTAAAGTGCGCGATCCGTGGCGCTTCTGGCTTAGGCTCCACGTTGACGAGCCAGTTCCACTCAGGCGCGACTTCGCCAATCTCTAAATCTGCGAGCCAATAAAACTGATGCAGATCTCGCCCGGGTCGCTCGTTGATGTCCTGAAGAGAGAGACGCCTATTCGCTGGATGATCGCAGTTGTAGAGGCAAACGCTGCTCCAGTTCTTCCGCTGGTAGCTAGTCTGCTCCTGCCCATCCATCTTCAAGCCGCCACGCATCAGCTTTCCGTGCTTCACTACCTGCACGGCCTTGGTCGAATCGGCCTCGATCAGCATCTTGCGCGGATCATCAAGGAACACGACATCGCAATCGACGAATAGCGCCCAGCCTGTCTGCGCTAGGATCGGCGTCAGGAAGCGGCTGATCGCGAAATCCGTCGAACACGGTGCGTTGCTGGGCAAATCCCAGATGCGCCCGCGGCGGTCCTGCATGCGGCGCAGTAGCCCGTTCGCAGCGAGCCGTTCGGCATCAAGCGGCATTGGATCGATGTCCCAGAAGCGGCGCAGCGAGCGGCAGGCTATGTCATAGGCGATCTTCTCGCGTTCGTCATAGCCCATGAATACGCGCATAGTTCAGTCGCAGAATCGATGCGGATATCGTGCGCCGAACGCGTTTATCCACCAGCTGACGAGTCGCAGATATCGCGTCTTCAAGATCACGGCTTGATCGCCTCCACTCGCATATCTCGATTCGGACGCGGTCCATGCGTCTGTGGCGGCATGATTTGAACTTTGCAGAACCCAGATTCCTTGACCGCCATTGAAATGGATGCCGGAGTGAATCCTTGCTTGTGACACATATATGGGTCTTTATGAGAGTGATCGCCATAGAACGGGAACTCCCACATTTGCGATCCCATTCCTGACAGAAGATTGCGCGCGGCGGCTTCGATGTTCGGTAGTTCCAGAATGAGCTTTCCGCCCGGTTTCAGCATGCGCTTCCATTCGGCTAGGACGTACTGTGTCTCCCAGCCGAAAAAGTGCTCGATGACGTGTGCGGCCATCAGCTCGTCGGCGCATTCATCGGGAAGCGGAGTCGGCTCGACGATTGAGCCATCCGCATTGAACGTCAATGTATGCAGCACTTCAGGTGCTCGCGGAGCCTTCGGATTTACCACGGCATCTACATTGCACCACCCGTCTAGGACGCGCCTGCCGCAACCGAAATTGATTCTCACGCCGCCTTCCGATAGATCGTCGTATGCGCCTCTCCGGAAGGCGGCTCCTTCGTGTAGAAGTAGAGTGCCAGCGATCTCCGCTGTATGTCCTCAGGACACGCAAGCGGATCAGGATGCCCGTGCCAGCTCTGCTCGTTAGTTTCAAAGATGACACATCGTCCGCCGATCGGCGCGATGTTCTTTGCATTATCGTCAATCCCAAGCTGAAGATGGCCGCCCCATGAATTTTCCCATCGCTCATTGAGATAGATCAGGACATTCACGCGTCGATGCCAGCCCCTAGGATGTCGGTTGAAATCGACGTGCATCTTCAGGAAACCGCCGCTAGGAATGCAATGCAAACCCGCGCCGAAGAGCTCTGGATCGGCGAACAATCCCTCAATTCCGGTAACTTGTTCTATCTTGCCGATATCTATGGAATGCGCTATCCGACTTGCAACTGGCGGAAGCTTATTGGTATTCCACTTCTTGTTGTACTTGCCGTCTTCCTTCGTCCACTCATCAGGCCATTCTGCATTGACCTCGCGGACTGTATCCGGCGAGAGGAATCCATCAATCACCGCATGCTGGAATGGACTTCTGAATCTGCGCAAGCGTCTCCAATATCCAAGGCCAGAATCCTCCGTCTCGACATTCGACTGGGCTCCATTGCCACCATGCAAGACGTTCAAGAAAGTCGATTCGCTCTGCATGGCTTGGTTGGCTCTCCCAGTTCTGTAGTGACTTCGGATAGATGGCTGCGGCCGCCCCGCTCTCGCAGACGACCGGAACGCCAACTCTGCATGCATCGACCGCAACATTGCTATGCCGGCAGACGACTAACGAGACGGCGCTAAGCGCGCTATCTATGGGCGCTTCTGATATCCCGTCATGGTCAATTCCAGACTCTCTCGGCCGTTTCGGTTTCGGCCTATAGAGAATCTTCCGACTAGGGAATGTTTTGCGTATCTCTCGCGACTTTTCCGCTGTCCATCCAGACGCGAACGTTCGGAACGATTTAGGACCGTTGCCGACGAGCATGATTGGACCGTTTGGATTGCCGCCATGCGCCTTGCATTGCATGCCTGATGCAGCCAATCGCTCTGGGCCAGCGCATGGAACTGTTGCAATGTACTCGGGGCAATGCAGACCATTCACCGAAACCCGATACTTTCGGATATCAGGCGATAACTTCCGCTCCCAATATCCGGCATCAAAGGCAATTACTCGTCCACAATCAGCATACCCGAGCCGATCCGGTGCTCCCATGCCATAAAGAATTGTCCAAGCATCTTCCCTAACTGGAGCGCCATAGATCATTCGAGCGTCTATTCCGCGTTGCCTAGCTCCGCTGTAGACATGCTCAAGTAACAACCTGCCCTTCCACGGCGTGGATGCCGTCGCAAGAATGTCGAAGATCACAGCGTTTCTAGGAAACCTCGAAGGTCAGCGGCTGCATGCTCGACTGTATAGGCGGCTTGTCTGAATCTATCGCTGATCTGTTCTCGCGCGCTCTGCGATTCAAGCCAATTCAGCGCAATGCGAAGGTTGTCGAAGTCATCGGCCCAATACTCGCAACCTGTAGCCATTTCCATGTACCCACTCTCGGCATTGCCAATGAATGGCGTCCCGCTCGCATGAGCGTTAGCCAATTTTACGTTCGATTTGTAATGCCTAGGAACATAACCAGCCCATTCTCCGCCACGGAACGCGACCACTACATCAACCTCGGCGAGTTCTGCTGGATTAATGACGAATGACCATCCGCGCATATGGCACTGGCGGCGAAGTTCGCCTTCCCATCCATTGAGGTAGATGGCACGCCCCTCGTATCCAATATTCCTGATTTCCTGACGTATCGGGTTCACAGCGATTCCAGAACGGGCATGATGCGGCAGAACAAATCCAGGCAATCCAGTATCACAGTCCTCGCGCATCCTCTGCGTAGGCCAGAGCACGGCATCTGGTTTCAGAGCTTCGATCCTGGCGCGCACCCATTCAATCGCTTCGCCTCGACTCCATGCCGAAGATTGCGGTTGCGGGTATGCATCCACCACGTCATAGACCCACCGCGCCTTGGCTTCGCGTAGTGCGCTCAGGACCGAGTCCGGAGTGCGCTTCACAACAATGGTCAAGTCGGCTTGACGCGTGTCCTGCGTCGTCGCGAGCGGCTTCACGGTGGCGCCTAGCGCATTGCCTAGCTGGACTCCGCGCATCGCCCAGCTTCCGCTGCGGCCGCCCTTGCCGGTGACGAGTAGTTTCATATGCGACGCCCGAAGGAAACGATTTCAGTGCGCGGATGGAATGGATATTTCACTTCGCCGAGCTTGATGCGACCTGCCTTCTTCTCCTTCGTGAGTCGCCAGTGCGCGTTGTAGACGCAATCCCACTCGATTTGCGAGAACAGCGCGCGGACGCCTTCCTGCGTGAAGCGGAAGTAGTCCGAGGAATATGGATGATAGTCCCAGACGAACGGAACCGTAAGAAACAATGTCGCGCCGACATTCATCACGCGCTCAATGTTTCGTGTTATCAACCAAGGGCGCGGCGAATGTTCCAGCACGCTCATGCATTCGACGTGGTCGAACATTCCAAGATCGGAAGGTATCTCGCCTTCCATGTCCAACACGCGGTCAACTCCGTCACCAGCAAGAATGTCTATCCCCACAACGTCGGCATAACGTGCCCTGCGGTCTTGTTTAGCGTCTCCGTAAAGGTGCGAACCGATGATTAATGTGCGACCTTTTTTCGGATTGACATACTCCCGTTCGAACCGCTCAAGAGAGCAATCGATCGAAAGCAAATCCAGACGCAAGGTCATCCATTGTCCATTGGGCCCATGCGAGCCTGCGAAACATTTCCAGACGGCCTTCGTCTGTATTGTCCTGTTCGCCGATCCAATTCGGCATATATGATTCGACGCGAATGCCGAGCATTAGGGCTTTGATAGCGGCGCCAGACCCCCACGTCACAGCTTTCGAGCACTTCCGTAGATCCTCTTCAAGAGGAACCTGACTTCTTGATCTGCCCGGATGTTGTCGGACGAATGTTGTGCCACCGCTTGGCCTAACATTTTCGCGTCTGCATAGGTTAATTGCCTGCTCTGTCCAATTTGACGGCGTGCGATGACAGGCTGGTCCGATCCCTCGCGCAGCGAGGATGACGGTATCCGGATATTCGCTTTCGCTTCGCCAAGGCGCGAGATCAATGCCAAGGCGGTCCCAACGTTCGCTGCCGCCTTCAGGAAATGTCTTCGCAACATTGTGGTAGTTCCGAGTCAGGGTGTACCAATGCTTGCCGGCGAACTCGTTACCCCAGCTGGCATTCTCGGCGACTAGTACGCGATTGCCGCGCTCCTCAAACGAACGCGCAGCGGTATCGCCTTCGTGAATCCGGTTCCATGTTACGAGGATGTCGCCTTCGCGCGGATCTCGCGTCAGGCCATGGACAACGTCATACCCGAGCTTCTTGAGTCCAGCAGTGAAAACGGCGCGGCGCTCCGGAACGGTGTATCTGAGATTCAGATAGGCACGCCGCACGCATCAGCCTGCCGAAATGCCACTCTTCGCCGGAATCGTCATCCATTCCAATCCAGTCTCAGGATCGCGAATCGGCGCCGACAGATCATAGACCGTAGCATCTTCTCCATTCCGCACCAACACAGCGCGCATGCTCGCTTTCACGACGGCGTTGTAACGCATGACGATCATCGTATCTATCTGCGATTGCACCTGCGCAGCAAGTAGCAATTCGCGCGAGCTCGACGGCCTAACATTTGCCCAGAACGTACCAACCGGCACCCATTCCGTAACCGTCTCGCCGTAGGTGTTCTGCGCCGTGACCTTTTGCTCGATTCGGATGCGCTGGCGTAGCGTTCCGGCTGCAACATTGGACATTAGACTACCGTTGGCTTACGAAGCCCGCGCAATAATCCAGTGGCGGCCGCGCTCAGGATATAGCCATATTGACCGTTATCCTGGGGAACCGCGTTCTCGCCTTCGCCTTCACGGTAACGATATTGCGATGCCAATTCGATAAGCACCGCCGCCTTCACAAGCGGATTCACGACAGACCCAGAACTGTCTTCCTCCGGCACAGGCTCGCCGGAACTGTCGATGACGACGTTTCCATCGGTATCTCGCAATGGCACATAAAGTCGAGCATCTTCCTTAAGCCAGCTACGTACCGCCTCGCTGACTGCCGGAATCCAAACTGTCAGCCACGCGGAATCGGGAACGCCGTTGCTATCGCCTTCATCCAATCTAAGCTGGGCAATCGCCTCGGCTTGCGAGATAAGCTCAAGAGCCGGCATTGAGCTTTACCGGTACTGGCGGATCAAGATCACGGGCGGAGCGATCCATTCCATCACGCCCTTTGCGAGCGAATAAGCGCCAGTCTTCCTTATTCTCAAGACATGGTTTTGACGAGTTATCACGCAGCGCAATCCATGCATTGCCGGCATGCGTCACGATGTCAGCTTTCTCGGCAGACATCCCTTGGCGCCAATAACCCTTATCCATCGGGATCGGGAGACGCTTGACAATATCCCCACCACGCCCGCGAATCGTGATGGTTCGCTCACCATCATAATCAATGGTGCAATCAGAAAAGTCGGCACCATCCTTGCCCTTGTCGCCATCTTTACCGACGACGCGACCAAGGTTCACTGTAACGGCCTTCGTGGTTGTCAGAATCAGGCATCCGTCGCGGTCGATAATCGCTCCGGCAATGCCAACACCATCGGCCCCATCCTCTCCCTTTTGCGGCGGATTCTCTTTTAGATGCGCAGCAACGGCTTTGGCGACTTGCTCATCGGTCACGTCCTTGCCATCTTCTCCGTCCTTACCTGGTTCTCCGTTCTTCACGGGATGCTCGCGCATATATTCGGCTACAGCCTCTGCGGCGCTCAACCTAGCCAATGTGCGACATTCCTCACTAGCCAGAAGCTCGCTCACGACATCACCAATGTCTATTGGGTCGGCGTCTTTACCATCCTTCCCAGGCTCGCCGTTCTTCGGCTTCGGAATAGCATCAACTGCCTTGCGCACAGCTTCTTCGATAAGTGGTGACACATCATCGAGTGTGACGCTAGTTCCGTCCTTGCCGGGGTCCCCATTTTTTCCAGGCACAGGCTGTCTCGCCTCCAATTCCTCGATGCGTCGCAATAGAGGCGCATTAGCCTCTTTGACAATCGCAGCCATCGACTTTCCGAACTCAACCGGATCAAGCATGTATGGCCTCGCGCGTGGCTTCTAGCGCGCGTCGCTGCCAAACTTCGGCGCGTAGGCTGCGCAGTTCTTCTTCTGCCGCATCGTTGTTATTCGCAGGCGGCTCCTGCGGCGCATTTCGCTGCATACTCGGGTCCCATTCCGCCCGATCCGCGAGCATTCCAAGCGGATAATCCTGCTGCTGGCCCCAGAGCGTAGCGCCGCCACCGGTCGGCGCTAGATTGAACTTAGCGCGGGCCTCATCCGGAGTTTTGATCTTTGCTCCGACAAGTTTGGATTCGAACTCCGCCTGCTTGGTTTGATCCATGCGCAATAGCGGCTCTAGATCAAGTTCAATTGCCAGTTCTGGCTTTGTAGATAGTCCTAGTCCTTCATCAAGCAGATATTCCATCGCCTCGATATGAGCCTGAAGCGATAGCGAGTAATACGTATTGGTTACATCATCGACTTTTAATCCAGCCGGTATCTCACCAACTCCGACGATATAAGGAGGGATACCGAACGGTTGGCAGATTTGCCGATCGCTATATTGCATCTGCTCGACAAGCTGCGAATCAGCGCCCTTCATCGCGAAGGATGTAAATTTCATATCTGCGCCGATGACAGCGATCTTTCCCGCATTGTCCCCACTGTAATTATTATCCCAATAAGACTGGACCGTTTTGGCATCCGAATCAGACATGCCAGCTGGAGCCGTCAGAATGCCGCCCGGCTGCGAACTGTTCTGGAAGAACTGCGCGCTACTCTGCAAAATCTTGAGATTCTTAACAGCCGGCCAATAGGCTGCGCACAATGGCGGCACGCCAATCAGCGGATGATGGATGCAGATGCAACGGTCATGGATGATTTCAGAAGCTGGGACCAACAAATAATCTGATGGATAGCCTTCTGGAAGCGTGTTCAGACGATCTGTCTGCAGCTGGTAATAAACTGCCCCGGTTTCAGTCACCATAGGCTGCACGCGGCATGGATCAAGAACATACAACTCAATCACGACGCCGCGATTGTCGCGACGCTTAAGTGCGTATGTATTGCCTTGCGTGAGCTTGGAAACCTGCCACTGCTCGCGAAACTGCTGCGCTGTTTGATACCCATTCGGCTTGCGCAAAACTGGTGAATAGGCCGGATTCGGAACTTCCTTCCAGATTCCGTTATCGTCAACCTGCTTCAGGCAAAACGGAAGCTTGCCGATATCAGAAGCAATGCGCATCACGCATGCATACAGAGTCGGATAGCTGACGAGTTCCGCCTGCGTGACGGTAACGTTCTTCTGCCAGGCGCCGGCAAATGATTCGCCGATGATGCGAAACCAACCGCGTTGAGGAACGGACGCGAGCGATTTGCGATTTCGCTCAATCGTCAGGCCGAAAAGGCGCATTTCAGCTTTCAGCCGCCATGTCGCGACGACGATAGGTTCTCTTCGGTCGGCCAGTGCGCGGAGAAATATCCGTGTCGGCTTCCCTTACCTTCCCGGCAGCAATCAACAGGCGCGCGATCTTTTCCTTCAAATCGAAAGAATCGCCCGGCTTGTATTTGCCGATTTTCTTGTTCATTGGGGTAACAAGCATGGGGAGCTCCAAAGAAATGGAGGGCTCCGTAGAGCCCTCCGAAAACCGCTACCAAATTCAGCCGCAAGCCGACGGGAAACCGTCAATCCACTGGATGGCACCGCTGCGACGCGGACCCCACCAGATGAACCGCTCGGCGCGAAGGGCAATGCTGTTGGTCTGCCACATGGAAACCACAGACGCCGCCGTCGGAGTCCCAGCATTACTAGTCGGCGCATCGTTCATTTCGATCGACGCCTGCTCCGAAGCGTCCACGGTCACGCTGCCATCGTCAGCAAGGTAGATTTCCGCCTCGTCGACGAGAATTAACGGAGCGCCACCAGAACCGCCGTTGTTTGCGAGATACTGCGAGACACGGAGCGGAATACCGTCGAGCGTGCCGCCATTCGGCGTTACGCCTGGGAACGACGGATTGCCGAGCGCATCGCGCATGAACGCGAGGAAGCGCGCAACAGCCGGAGTCGTGTAATACGCCGGACGCGCACCGATATTCGTCGAATCCCACGGCACCCAGAGATTCAGGAGCGCGCAGCGGATATCATCTGAATCGACACCCGTTTTCGGCGGTCCAGCAACCGGAGCAACGCCGTTCAGAAGACCTGCCGGCGAAACGTTCGAAACTGCCGCAACGTCCGGATCGAACAAGTCAGAATCAATCCTAGCGATCAGGGTATCCGCGAGCGAATCGCGGACCAATGCTTCGGCCGACGGGTCGGAGAATCGGGCGAGTTCCTGCGTGATGACCGTGATTGCAGCGACCTTGGTGAACGGAATGGTCGTGGCGTTGAAGTCGAATTTCGTGACCGGCTTCGCTTTGCCCTGACCAACCCATCCAGCCGTACCACCGCTCGTCTGACCGTTGATGCGAACGTTGAACGGAATCGGTCGGAACTGCGCCTGACCAATCAGCGTGCGCGGACGCAAATAGCTGATGAAGTCACCGCTGAAGTTACTGGCATAAACCAGCGGAGCCGCCCATGTCGCATCCGTCGTAGTTCCGGCAGGAACCGTCGAACGGAGCTTCATCATCTCCTGAAGATTTGCGCCATCTGCCTGAGCCTTGAGCGTCTTTACAATGCTTTCGGTCTGCGGGTAGTAGCGCTCGGCCAGCTTGAATGCCTTGGCGTGATCGCCCTTGGCATGCGTCAAGCACATGGCATAACGTGCGAACGCGATTCCAGGCTCCAGTTTCTCGACCGTCTTCAACGAAAGATTTTCGCCGCGCGAAAGCTTGGTCGGATCAACGATCTCAGCAGCTTTCATCTTCCCATCAACCGGCGCTGCCGTAGCGCGGTCGATTGCTTCGAGCTTTTTCGTGCGTGTGATATCGGCATCAATCGTGCCGATCTCGCGCTCGATCGTGTCGAACTCTTCCTGCTCTGCCGTATCCATCGTGCGGTCGGCATCGACTGCGCCCTGATGGATTGCCTTCATGCGTGCCTGTTTCTCGGCGCGCGTCGCCTCAAGCGAGGCGATATGCTCCGCATACGTCTTCATGTTGCTTTTCCGATTTGGGATGCGTCGCGTCACCGCGATGCGAATGGCTGTCTCACAACAGTCGCGCGCAGCCTTATGACTTCCTCAACAAAGGGAAGCGATGCCTGCGTGTCAATAAGTTGCCGGGGATCTGCGCCCCGGCGCGGATTGCGCCGTCTACCGGGCTTTCTCCGTCATCACGACGGTGCTACTTCGTCAGATTCACAGAACCAGCACGAGCGAAGCGAATGAGCTTCACCGAACCATTGCGAAATCTCGGCATATCAGCCTGTTTGATGGAACGAATGACATCCGCAGAGATCGGCCGCATGGATTTCACGGCCGTAATAACCGCCTCTGGAAGTGCAGGAACTGAAACGATGCTCAGTTCATAAATCTCGATCTGCTGATAGTCGATTCCGCCATCATCCTTGAAGGCGTATTTGATCGGTTTGAACCCAATGCTTACGGCTCGAATGACGCCGTAGGAAATTTCGCCCCATGCTGTATCCGTTCGGTCCTTGAATGGGCCTGGCTCGTCTACAACGGGAATCTCTGCTGAGAACTGAATGCCTTTCGATGTCGGCTTGTTGAGCGTCGCCGATCCGATTGGTTCATCGTGATTGTGCTGGTGCAGCAGCACAAGCGGATTCCTGAACTCAGCGCCAAGTGAGTTGATGTTATCGCCCATGCGATCGGTCGCCGGCGTCGTCGCCCAACCTGAAAACGTGCGACGTTCGCTATTCATCGCCTTCACTTCGAACAACGAATAGGCTCGCTGCGCTTCCATCACTTCTTCTCCATTTTCAGCATGCGCTCAAGCCTCGCTGTCGCGCGCTTGCACCATTTGCTATCGGGTTTCTTGCAGAGGCGTCGCACCAGCTTGCGCTGGGCGCCGATGCAGAATTTGCAGGGCATCAGCCGACCCAGAACATATGAACTTTATGCTGCTGTACCGGAATCAATGCAGCGGCGCGACCCAATGCCATGCATAACGCAACCATACCGTCGATTCGACCCGTCGCTTTCGACTTATCCAGCTTGCGATTGCCGGCCGGATCTTTCGTTACAACGGCATTCGCCGCGCACATCTTCAAGATCGGATTGCCACCATGGCGAATCTTGCCAGCGACGAATAGTCCTTCCGCAACATCAACAGCCGGCGACATGTCCTTGAAGCCCTGCCCAAATTCGACCAGCGGAAGTTCGCGACCCAAATCGGCAAGTTCCTTTTTGAGTGCGCTGATCTTCCAACGATCGAAGGCAATCTCTGCCAAATGGCACTCATCGGCAATCTCGCAGAGACGATGCGCGACAAATGCGTAATCGACAGTCTCGCCAGGAGTCAGCGTTAGAAATCCCTGCTTCGCCCAAACGTCATATGGCACGCGATCGCGGCGACTGCGCTCCTCCAGCCCAACAGCTGGCGCAAAGAAATCAGGGCGCACATGCCAGATGCCGGAGCCATCGCAAGCGACAGAAACCAACGCCGTCAAGTCTAAGCGGCTCGAAAGATCAAGCCCGACGAAAACCTGCTTAGTACCAAGAACCTGCGGATCAATCGCTTCGTCGCCGCGTTCGTATGTGACACGAGAGATAAATGGTGATGTCGGATTGACTCGTTGATTCAGAACCAGATTTCGGAAAGCCGCCTCAGCGCTCGGCATGCGTTGAGCATCCCTCGCCATCTTCATGACCGCATCGCGATTCATGAACACGTCGAAGTGCGGATTGCATGCGCGGATCGTCTCCTCCTCGAACGGAGCCGCGTTTTCAGGGGCCGAATACTGAACCAGCTTGACGGTAGGATCGGCGCCTCGTGCGGCGTCATCAATCAGCACAGAAAGAAGGTCTGCGTCCGTTGGCGCCTGCGTCGATATTACGACAGACAACGGATCTTCCTGCGCTGCGGTCGCCGTCTCCAAGGCTTCATATAGCTCGGACCTTGGGCCGCGAACCTGCCCTAGTTCGTCGTGAATCGTCAGCGCCGGAGATAATCCATGCGCCGTAGGGGCATCAGACGAAAGTGCCTTATAGATCGTCCCGAGCTCGAAGCATTCCAGTTCCTTGATCGTATCCCTGATCTTCACATAAGCCGCGAGATCAGGCGACATTCGCACCATCTTCGCCGCCAGCTTGAACAGAATCGCCGCCTGATCGCGAGATTGGGCGGCGCTGTAGAGCTGCGAATTACGCTTCGCCTCCGGTCCGCACAAATGCAGCAAGAGGATCATTGCGAGGAATGCGGTCTTGCCGTTTTTCCTTGGCAACGTCAGGATGAAAAGCGACGTCGGCGTGTCGTAAATCTTCGACAGCCATGCCACCTGATCCGGCGTGAGTTTGACCTGACTCCCAACCAGCTTACCTTCCGGCACCCGCAGATGCCGCTCGATCCATGCGGCATTGCGCCTACTACGCTCGCCATATATGGACGTGGCCTTGGCCGAACCCTTACGCGATGGCCGGCTCATCCCAAGGTCTCATACCGCCACCGCCAATAATGCCCTTCTGCGGCTTCTCACCCTTCGTGTATCGAGCCGATGGGCATAGCCGGAGCTTAATCGCCATCTGCGCCATCGCGCCGGCATGCTCAAGCATCATCCGGCTCGCCGGATTCGCAATCTTCGTCCCTTTGGCCGATTCGATGATGAGCCCATCACGCTGGATAATCTCGGCGAGCTCCTTGTGGCACGCCGAACTGATGCAGAACGCCGCCAGCATCGGAACGTCAGATGGCCTGAAATAGCCGGCCGGGAGTGAATTCACGATATCCCGCCACTCCTTCGCGGGCGCGCACGCGAGAAAATCTGGCGGATCAAGCCGATTCTGCGATGCCGGAACTGCCGTTAGCTGCTGCCTTGCCATTGATTATCCTGTTGATAACTCTGCGTTTTGTAAGACGTTCAGGTTCGCGCTTGTCGACAAAAGGGGAAATTTCTCTCTCCGCCAGGTCGGCAACGGTGTCCGTGCCAAAAGCCCAAAAATATGCCGAACTCCCCGCCCGCTTGCTATGACGCATTGATCGGCCAGCCATCGAGCCCAATGGCTTGCTTAGGGTTCTCTCCACGCTCTAGCTTGCTCTTTCGCTCATGACATCCGTCAGGGCCAGCGCATAAGCTCTGAAGATTCGCGTCATCCTCTGAGCCACCTTGGCTTAGGGGTAGGATATGGTCAACCTCAAGCTCTGTAGTAATACGCCCGCAGGATTGGCAGGTGTATCCATCCCTAAGCTTGATTCGCTCATTCCTGCGCTGGCGCGGTCTGCCGCTCAGGCGCTTCGGGGCGTTGGCCGACTTCGCCCATGGCCTGCGTTTTGGCGAGTCCTGCTTCAAGTTCATTCGCGCACATTTGGAGGACGCATGCCCCCTTCACCAATCCGCCGCGAGTCTCGGACTGACTGCGGCATTGATAGGATTTGGCCGTGCGCAGGTAATCTATAGCCTTGGAGCGCCATTGCTCAACCAATAGTGCAATCTCATCCACGCTTCTTCTTGGTCCTTGCCTTTGTAAGAGGCACCGCTAGAAAGCGTCTCCGAGCGGCATCGCGCAATCTCTGTGTTTTGCATTTGCGATTGGCTAGCCAGTCTTCGAGCTTGTAGCGCATCAGGCGTTCGCGGCATCGTCATGCGCGGCCTGAGCCGCCGCATGCACCTGCGCCCATTCGTCATCGGTGAGGTTGCGGTTCTCGCTGAGCGCGGCAACGATCATGGGACGGAACTGCGCATACGTTGCGTCGTTCGCC